TGTCACCGCAGCGGATTGCATCTTCCTGGTTACGAGCAAGATGTGCGTCCTGGGGAACGACAACCAGGTCAACCTTCAGATCCCCAGCGATACGCTTGACTGCTGCGGTAACCTTATCGCGGTTAATGTTGGCAGAGGTCTCTGCGATGATATGGCAGACACCGTGACCGACAAGCACCTCCACAGCAACCTTGGGGTCGATCTGCGTATCGTATGCGATGTCTACAACGGCACCGGCAATTCTGTCCGCCACCTTATCGGGGTGCGCGGGATTAACTTTCTCAAACATAATTCATTATCCTTTCCTTGCACGAAGTAGTCTTTCCATCACATCATCCTGGGGATTGGGACCGTTATAGTCGGTCGAGCAGTTCTCGCGGACGATCTGATAAATTTGATACCAAGATTGGTTCGCTTGCTTCGTGAACTGTTGGAGCATTGATACATACGGACTTGCGATGGCATTTCCCGTGGTGGGGTGCTTCGCCAGGAAGCCGTACTCTGAAATGCACTGTTCACATTGAATTTGACGGGCTACCGTCATTGCGTACTGATTGATTAGCTGTACATTGACATATTCCGTGCAGCCGACTTTCCGCAACCATTCCCAGGTCTCTTTGAAAATCTCTTCGGCGCACAAATCAACACCGCTTTTTTGCTTTGCTTTCATGTATTCCTTGATGGGCGGCATATCCACACCCTCAAGGTCAGCGCCTTCCGGCAGGTCGATTACCTGTGCAGGCTTGCCCGCAGAGATTTTCTCTGTCAAAGGCTTTCGTTTGGGTCCGCTGCCGGGTCTTGCACCGCCACGCGCTGTTCCGTCCTTGGCCATTTTTTCACCTTCCTTTCTGCTTGGGGGTTAATACCCCGTTTGAATAGCAAAAAATGCACACGTGACCCCACGCCCGTTGCACGGGATAAAGGTCCCGGAGATTTGACCGCCCCTACCGGGTTAGTGATTGTGCCAACGATCACCACGCTCGGCATGGATTCTGGCATGACAGGACTTGCAAAGAGCAATCAAATTATTTCTTGCATGAGTGCCACCCTCGGAGAGGGGCACCTTGTGATGGACTTCCTCGGTCGGTATCAGCTTGCCTTGCTGCTGACACACCTCACACAAAGGGTGTTGCTGAACATAGCTGTCACGGATACGCTTCCAAGCCCGTCCATACCTACGGCGTACAGCAGGATCTCTGTCATACTTCTCGTAGCGTTTGGCTTCAACCTTGGCGTGTTCCTCACAGAACCTCCCATCTGTCAGCTTGGGACAGCCAGGGTAAGAACACGGACGCTTCGGTTTCTTCGGCATCGTTTCACCTCCTACGGAACAGTTGGCCCAGTTTGTACTTAATGATGTACCAGGCTTGTTCCAGGTAGCCGACTTTACGGTAGCCCATACAAACCTCTCCTTTCTGGGCATAAGAAAAGCCCCACGGGATTGCTCCCATGAGGCTGATCTGTATTCTCTTTTGCCAAGTATATCATATCACACTTTATAGGGTGACATGGGGTGACATTTAGTGACAAGATGCAGGAACTACCACATTTTCCAATGCTTCATCGTGGAGACGGTATAGCTGCCGGACGCTGTAGCCCATATCCACGGCAATCTGCTCCCAGGTCTGGTAGCACAAATAACGCTTTTCCAGGAGGGTCTGATGCTCGATGTTTTCCACGGCTTTAATAACGGCCACCATTTCACGCTTAAGATCCACAAGGCTGTCAATGTCTCGGTTGATTTCAGCCTGCAGGTCAATGATCTTGCAGACAGCATCGGCCATAGTGGAAGTGCCGCGGTTGGGGTTTCTCGGCATACCTGTCAAGGTGGAGGTGCATTTTGTGGCGAGTTCATTGAGAGTGGCAACCTGGGCGATTTTGGCATCAATCCGCTGATCGAGGCGGTGTGCTTGGGAAAGGTACTCTCGTGCGGTCATGCTACCACCTCCTTGCGAACCATAGCCCGGACACCGTTCATAAGATATTCGGCATCAAGGTCGGTAAGCGTTCCATACCAACCAGAACGGAAAAACCGCTCAAGGTTGGCAACTTGACGGGCGTAGTCATCGTTATGGGGGTGCTTGAAGTGGTATTTGAGTGCTTTTTTGTAGTCTTTTACGGCCAGTTCTACAATGGCGTTGGCTAATGCCTGATAAGGGTTCATATTTGTACCTCCGATATTTGATGTTCCTCGGATTGGCACAGATTGTCGAAAGTTGTCGATTATTGTCTTAGATTTGCAGGTCTGCCTTTACCGCATCAATAAGTGCCGTCTGCGTATGCTCCTTTTGGGAGAGGGCTTTCATAATGCGGTTATCAATGGTGTCCTTTGTGATGATGTGCTGTACCACCACGGTTTCGGAGGTCTGACCCTGGCGCCACAGCCTTGCTACAGTCTGCTGATACAGTTCCAAAGACCAGGTAAGACCGAACCACACAAGGGTGGAACCTCCAGCTTGGAGGTTGAGTCCGTGTCCGGCAGAAGCCGGATGGATGAGTGCCACAGGTATTTCTCCGTTGTTCCATCTGCGAATGCTGTCGGAGTCATCCAGTCTGGAATGCGGGATATGCAGTTTTTTCAGCCTTGCGGTGATGCGTTCCAGGTCATGCTTGAACCAGTAAGCCACAAGGACCGGCTTGCCGTTGGCGGCTTCGATGATATCTTCCAACGCATCCAGTTTGCGGTCGTGGATGTGGATGGTATTGCCGTCATCGTCATAGATTGCTCCGTTTGCCATCTGGGACAGCTTGCCGGAGAGGGACGCAGCGTTGGCGGCTGTGATCTCCCCATCAGCCAAAGTGAGAACCAGGTCACGCTTGAGGTCATCGTAATGCTCACGCTCCTCATCGGAGAGTCGCACCTCATATTCGCTGCTGACCAGTTCCGGCATCTGCAGGTGGTCGTTTGCCTTCATGGAAATGGTGATGTCACCGATTTTCTCGTAGATGGCTTCCTCGGCATACGGCAGAGGCTTATAGGAGTAGATGATCTGACCGTTACGTTTGTCCGGCTGAAAGTAGTCGGTGCGGTATTTGGTGATGAACCTGCCAAGCCGCTGACCCATATCCAGGATACGGAATTCCGCCCACAGATCCATCAGTCCGTTGGAAGCGGGAGTGCCAGTCAGACCAACGATGCGGTTGACCTTGGGTCTGACTTTCAGCAGGGATTTGAACCGCTTTGTGTTGTGATTCTTGAAGGAGGACAGTTCATCAATCACGATCATATCGAAGTTGAAAGGGATGCCGCTTTCCTCCACAAGCCATTGGACATTTTCTCTGTTGATGATGTAAATATTGGCGGGTCGCAGCAGAGCTGCTTTGCGCTCATCCGCTGTGCCAACAGCCACAGAGCAGCGAAGGTGCTGAAGGTGATCCCACTTTTCGACTTCGGCTGTCCAGGTATCCCTTGCAACACGCAGGGGCGCTATCACAAGAACCTTGCTGACCTCAAAGCTGTCAAACATAAGGTTGTTGATGGCGGTCAGCGTGATGCTCGTTTTGCCGAGTCCCATATCCAAAAAGACGGTGGCGATAGGATGGGTCTCGATGTAGTCGATAGCGTATGCCTGGTAATCATGCGGTTCGTATTTCATCAAGAATCCCTCCAATCTGTTCTTCGTTATCCAGGACGTAGACCCGGAAGCCTAATTTTCTCAAGAGCGTGTGGCGGGAGACCTGTAAGGCTCGTGGCTTTTTGCCTGGAGCCTTAACTTCCACAAAAGCCATACAGCCACCGGGCAGAAGTACAATTCTGTCCGGCACCCCGTCAAATCCAGGAGAAACGAACTTCAGACAGATGCCGCCCTGCTTTTTTACCATCAGCGTTAATTTACGCTCGATTGCTTTTTCTCGCATAATGCTTTCTCCATTCGTTTTTTCTACTTGGGGTAGCGGTCTGTGATGGTCATTTACTAAACTTTTTCTTATGGATTTTTTATAAATTTTCCCTTTAAGAGAATTTTTGTATTTGACTATCACCGACCGCTACCCCCTGTGTCATTTAGTCCAGAAAATCCTCGAAATCACCGTCATCGGTCTTCACGCACAGACCTTTGATATACTTGCGACCCTTGGACTTGGTCTTCGTAAAGCCTGCGTTCTCCAGGGCAAAGTAAAAGTCAGCGGTACTGCGGACATATTCGTTGGTGTCCAGGCAGTAGTTGCGGTATGCCTGGTAAAGGGTGCTGGAACTTTCCTTCAGACCTTCACCGACCTCGCACTTTTCTGCCAGGAAGTTGCCGAACCAGTCGTTCTGGCTGCGGTAATCGTCAATGGCTTTCTGTACGATGGCGGGAACAGGAAATTTGTAGCCCAGGTCAATGACCTTCTTGGCTCCTTCGATGATCCATGCAAGAATGCTCTCGGCAGCGTTCTGATACAGGTAATCACCGTAGTTTTTGATATCGCTATTGCCTTCAATCTTGGCATTGAAGGGAATGACAATCAGTCGGCGCCAGGTGCCGTCATCGGAGGCACTGACTCTGGGCAGATGATTGGTGTACAGCACCAGGCTGTGGCTCGGAGAAAAGCTGAACGGATCTTTGTACTTCTTTTCTGCGAAGATGTCATCGGTGGAGCAGAGCTGCTTGACGGTGGAGTCGTTCAGACGAGCGCCTTCCTGCATCTCGGCAGCAATGAGCAGACGCTTGCCCTTGACCTCTGCCATTTCCGGCTTCACATTACGGCGGCATCCGAAGGTCAGCGTGTCAGCGGAGATGTTGCCGCTGTACAGACCAAGGACACGGGACACGGAGTTCCAGAAGGTGGACTTGCCGTTTCGACCGCAGCCGTATGCGATGATAAGGGCTTCAACCTCTACTTTGCCGATCACCGCCAGGCCACAAATCATCTGCACATAGTCGATGAGTTCCTGGTCACCGCAGAAAATGGTATCCAGGCAGTCGAGCCAGATCTGCTTGCCACGGTCGCCGGGAGAAACAGTCGTGGTCTTGGTGATGAAGTCCTCTGGGGAATGGTCCCTTGCACCCGCCAGTCCCAAGCGGAGGTCATAAGTGGCATCTGGGGTACAGAGCAAGTAAGGGTTGGCATCCAAATCCTGCGGAGTGATCTCAAGCATCGGACGGGACTCCTTCAGCGTGGCGGTGATGTTCTTGGATGCACGGCGCTGAATAACATAGGACTGGTACGCCTTGGCAGCGAGGAAAGCACGATATGCTTCCATCTGCTCCTCGCTCATCATGGATTCAGCCTTGGCTTTGCTGTTGTTGTCCATAATGTCCTGGGCACCGCAAGCCTTGAGAGTGGCGAGGGCAGCCATCATATCGGAGGATGCTTCGTGCAACTGCCGACGGGTCAGTTCGTGGGCAACAGCCTGGGCACCGGGTTCGGTTTCCTGCCAATACCGACCGTTGTAACGGATATAGTGGGTTGCCGGAGAATAACGCAGTTCCCCAGAGAAGTGCTTTGCCAGAACCTCGGCCTGTCCGACATCGGAGAAATCATCCGGCTTGTAGGAGGTGTCATCGTTGTAGACTTCGGGCGGAACATAACCGTCCTGCTGCTGAACCTTGGCATAGAACTTCTGGGCGCTGTGCCAGATGGTCATCAGTTCCTGCTGTTCCAGAGGAGGATTGCACTTGTCGGCTTCTTCCATGAAACACTGGAAGGCAGTATCGTTATCACCGTACTTTTTGATGACACGACCGGCAAAGCGGGACATGGTAGCATTACGGCTTCCTTCGTGGATAACCTGCGCACCGCCATAAGATCCGCCTGGCATATCCGCATCAAAATCCTCTGCGGACAGATATTCGCTCAAGGTCATCTCGCCAGAGAAGATTTCTACCTGGGGATCTGCCGTACCGAAGAAGAAACGCGCGGCATCCAAAGCCTTGGTGTCAAAGTACGGAAAAATGGTGTTGACCAGCTTCTTCATTTCGCTGTACGCTGCCGGATCGGTCATGTACTCAATAGGAAACAGCACGTGGAACTTGGGACGAGCGGGTTTGCCGTTTTTCTCGCGCATATTGAAACGGCTGTAATGTACCGCAAAGGTAATGCCGGGGAAAGCAGCCTGGACATCAGCGGGTGTAACCCAATCGGCAGGGTTTTCAGAGTGGTCATTGTCGCAGTCCACGGGCAGACAGTCCGAACCGAGGAAGTTCTCACCGTTGCGGTAGTGGTTCATATACTCGGCGCACACATAGTCACGGCTGACGGCGGCAGCGAGATCCGCAGCTTCCGTCACCACCGTCTTGTGCGGATAGGAGCAGTTGCTGGGTGCGTTGATAAAATCTGCACTGTAAAGGGTGAACATGGTTTATACCTCCTCGCAATTTTCGGTAAAGTAGCGCAAGCGGTAGTTCTTCCACTTGGCTCTGC